GGATGCGACTGGAAGCAATTTTCCAATCAAAATCGACTTAAACTTCTGGCATCAATCAGAAGCTTTCGTCACTGGACTCAAAGGGCTCTTCCCCTTGTTCGTCCTCTATCGTTACCGGCGAGACTCGATGATGAGGCTCGGGGTGAAGTTCGAAGAGGAGGCGGCTGAGATTGGTGCGAATTTCGTCCAACCCGTCCGCCTGATCTCGCGCTTTGGCTGCCGCGGCCACGTTGCGCATGGCTGCCCGGTCGTTGACCTTGGCCACCCAGCGCATTGCGGACGCTTCTGCGGAGTTCACCTTGAGCATCGCGCGGAGGGCGGGCTTCGCCAGAAAGTTCTTGCTGGCGTCCCGAGCCGCTCGCTTGAGTTTGTCGAGGTGGGACTGGTAGTTCTGGATGTCGCGGAGCGCCGATGTTTCGGCCGTTCCCTCCAGTGTTCCCAGTTTCTCCTTCAATTCGGTAGCCATCAAGGCTAGCTTCGCCGGAAACGATTTGACCTGCTCGTATATGGACTGCATTTTGATCGTGCGTTAGCACACCACTATCCAAAGACCCAAATAGTGGGCCCACAGGTCCCCCAACTATATTACCATCTCCGTCAACATGATCACGGTAGGATGGTTCAAATTCCCCTCGGTCGAGGGTGGGGAACGCCCAGGGATCATTAACCTCATTGAGTTTGGCTATCAATACTCTTAACGTTTCAGGTTCAAAGCCAGTTCTCGCTGCGATACAAGCGAGCATGAGGTCATAATCACCAGCTGCCTGGGGCCAAGCTCCGTCGGACAAAAACCAGTAAGGTTTTTCTGCGTTGACACTGATTCGGGAGTCTCGCACTTCACCATTTTCCACGGATTGAGCATACACACGAAGGACTGCTTTCGCGTAATCTGAAGTGACAGGGGTCAAACCATCTGTCACCAGATATCCGGAGAGTCGATCATACGCAGCTGTGGCTAATGGGATGTTAGGATCGCGAGTGGTTATGTGTAGTTTGCGCCACGTTCGTAGAGGATCCTGGAACGAAGTGGTGCTGTTGAATGGATCTGGGAAAACTCGAGCAAGAAAAGTGACACCCAATTCGGGGTTGTATGGTTCAACTTTGACAACCATCCCGAGATCTCGGGCAACCTTGTTG